AGACACTTCAAGACAAAAAACTATCTTAGGTAAGACGATACCATCAGGAGATAAGATGGCTAAGAGTGTTTCAATAATTAGAGGTCAAGAATAATGTGGTTTAGTGCACTTAAACTTGGATTAAACGCTGCAACGCATATCTATAAGAAAAAACAAGAGACGAAGATGAAGATGGCGGATGCACAGTTGATGCATGCAGATAAGATGGCCCGAGGAGAGAGCGAGTACCAGGGCAAATTGTTGGAGGCCAGACAATCGGACTGGAAAGACGAATTCGTGCTCGTCGTATTAACGCTGCCAATTTTAGTGATCGCCTGGGGGGTCTTCTCAGATGATCCGGGTGCGGCTGCAAAAATAAAAGAGTTCTTTGAGCAGTTCCAACAGCTCCCGTCATGGTTCACAAATTTATGGATCCTTGTCGTCGCGAGTATTTATGGTATAAAGGGGACTCAAATTTTTAAAAACGGAGGAAAAAAATGAGAAAAGATTACGGAGTAAGAAAAAAAATGATGGGTGGCGGTATGATGAAAAGAAAACCTATGATGAAAGGATCTAAACCTGACTTTTTAGATTTAGACAAAGACAATAATAAAACTGAGTCTATGAAATCTGCAGCAGCATCAGCTAAAGGTATGATGAAGGGTGGCAGAGTTAAAAAAATGGGTGGCGGCTCTATGATGAAAAAAAGAGAAGCTATGAAAAAAGGATCTATTCCACCACAACTTAAAAAGTTCGTAATGGCTAAAAAGAAAAAAGCCAAAATGAAAAAGAAAAAAGCGTAATGGCTGGACCAGGTTTATACGCAAACATTGCAGCTAAAAAAGCTAGAATCAAAGCTGGCTCTGGAGAGAAGATGAGAAAAAAAGGTTCAAAGGGCTCTCCAACTAAAGCAAACTTTGCAAGAGCTGCACAAACAGCGAGGAAAAGATAATGACTAAATTATGTCCTAGAGGTAAAGCCGCAGCGAAGCGAAAATTTAAGGTCTACCCAAGCGCATATGCAAATGCATACGCTAGTAAAATATGTGCAGGTAAAATTAAAGATCCTTCTGGTGTGAAGAGAAAAGATTTTAAAGGACGTAAACCTGCTGCTATGGGTGGTAGAATATATCAAGCTGGCGGTGGACTTACTGAAGCTACACAGAGACTAAGAAGACAAGGTCTAGGTATGGGTGGCAAAGCTTGCATACAAATAAAAGGTTTTGGTAAAGCACGAAGACCAGGTAGGTAACCATGGCTAAGAACGGTCTAGATAAATGGTTCAAACAAAAATGGGTGGACATTGGAAGTAAAAAGAAAGATGGTTCTTTCTCAAAGTGTGGTCGTTCTAAACAAAAAGCAGATGCAAAACGTAAGTACCCAAAATGCGTCCCACTAGCTAAAGCAAGACGTATGTCAGAGGGACAAAGACGTTCAGCAGTATCTAGAAAGAGAGCAGTTGCTCAAGGTGTTGGTGGTAAACCAACTAACGTAAAAACTTTTGCAAAAAGAAGTAAAGCAGCAGAGGGTGGTTACATGGGCACTTTTATAAAATTAGATGTGGATGGAAAAGTATCTGGAAATCCAAGTTACAAAAAATATTATAAGGGCATGGTGTAATGAGACGACAGGATAAAATGCCTGCTCGAAATAAAAAGAATTTCCGTCCAACGGAAAAAGGTGCAGGAATGACAAGAGCTGGAGTTGCTGCATATAGAAGAAAAAATCCAGGCTCAAAACTAAAAACAGCCGTGACGGGTAAAGTAAAACCTGGATCTAAAGCTGCGAAGAGACGTAAGTCCTTCTGCGCAAGAAGCGCCGGTCAAATGAAAAAATTTCCGAAAGCTGCTAAAGATCCTAATTCTAGACTACGTCAGGCTAGAAGAAGATGGAAATGTTAATAGATTTTATTAAAAAAATATTAGGACTAGACAGAATGGACTATAGAATTAGAAGACTAGAAAGAGTTAAATATTGGAAGGAGAAATATGAAAAAACAAAAAGCTAAAATAAAAAAAGTTATGAAAGGTTTGCAGAAGGCATCAAAGACTCATGCTGCTCAAGCTAAAACATTGAAAGGAGTAATTAATGGCGGATCCAAAAACAGGAACGGGAAAAAAGCCTAAAGGCTCTGGAAGAAGATTGTATACGGATGAAAATCCTAGAGATACAGTTAAGATAAAATTTGCAACACCCGCTGATGCAAGCGCTACTGTTGCAAAAGTAAAACGTATTAATAAACCTTTTGCAAGAAAGATTCAGATATTAACTGTTGGAGAACAGCGTGCCAAAGTTATGAAAAAAAATAAAGTCGCTGCTATATTTAAGAAAGGAAAGGAAGCAATAAGAAAAAATGAGAAGAGCAATACTAGAAGCACTTGAGGCTAGATTCCAGTCGCATGTGTCAGAGGCAGAAGCAACAATAAAAATCTATTTAGAAAACTCTGTAGGTATAGGAGAACACCCACAGCATATAGATGAGATAGATAAACAACTACAAAAAATCTCTGAGGCTGAAGAAAAATTAGAAGCTCTCAAAAGATTTAAAACAGAAAGAGTAGAGTTATAATGGAAGATGGATTAACAATTGTATCTAGAATACAAAAGCTAGTAAGAGATAATCTACAAGAAGTTGGTAACATCCTAATTAGTGGTGGTGTTGACAACATGGAAAAATATCAGTATATGTTAGGACAAGCAAGAACGTATCAATTAATATTACAGGAAATCTCTAACCTGCTAGATAATAAGGAGCAAAAAGATGAAAAAGGAACCGTTATCGACCTCAACAGCAGAGGTCCCAAAACATAAACCAGCTTTATTAGATAAAATACAAGCTGAGAAAAAACCAGAAGTAGATCTATCAAAAAAAGAAGCAAGTAAACTACCAGAACCAACTGGTTGGAGACTTTTAGTTTTACCTTTTAAGATGAAGGAAAGAACTAAAGGTGGATTATATTTAGGACAAGAAACATTAGAAAGACAACAAGTTGGATCTAATTGTGGAATGGTTTTAAAAGTAGGTCCACATTGTTATGATAAGGAAAGATATCCTGAAGGCCCTTGGTGTAAAAAAGGCGATTGGGTTATCTTTGCAAGATACGCTGGATCAAGAATACAGATCGATGGTGGGGAAGTAAGACTGCTAAACGACGATGAAATTTTAGCAACCATCGAAAACCCTGAAGATATATTTCATCAATATTAAAACATAGAAGGAGTAAACTATGCCAGACGAAGAAAAGAAAAATGAGCCCATGGTTGACATAGATACTTCCGGACCGGAAGTAGAAGTTAATCTTGAGCAAGAAACAAAACAAGAAGAACCAAAGGAAACAATAAAAGTCGAAGAAACAGAACCGAAACAAGAAATAGAAGTTAAAGAAGAAACTAAAGAAGAAGAGACAGAAGATAAGAAAAAAGAATTAGAAGACTATAGTGATGGAGTGCAAAAAAGAATTGCTAAGCTAACTAAAAAATGGCGTGAGGCAGAACGTCAAAAAGAAGCTGCTTTAGAATACGCTAAAGGAGTTAAAGCTCAGCAAGAAAGTTTGCAGTCTAAATTAAAAACTATAGAACCAAACTATGTAAGTGCAATGGAAGGCAGAGTAACATCTGGATTACAAGCTGCTCAAGCTGCGTTAGCAAAAGCAAGAGAAGCCGGTGATATTGGTGCTGAAGTAGAAGCACAAAAAATGATCGCAAGATTAGGTGTAGAAGAGGCAAGAGTTGCTAATCTAAAGAAAAAAGCTGAGTTAGAACCAAAAGAAACTGTTAAAACTCCAACTTTAGATCAAGCTATAGCACCTCGAACTGCAGAACCAGATCCAAAAGCTGAAGCATGGGCAGAGAAAAACCCGTGGTTTGGATCAGATAATGCAATGACTTACACTGCATTTGACTTACATAAAAAACTAACCGAAGAAGAAGGGTTTGATGCGCAATCTGATGAGTATTACAAAGAGATTGATAAACGTATGAGACTTGACTTTCCGCATAAATTTGATACTACTGAACCAACGGCATCGACAAAGCCCACACAAACAGTAGCTTCAGCAAAGCGAAGTGTAAATAACAAGTCGCAGAAAACCGTGAGACTCACGCCGTCTCAAGTAACAATTGCTAAAAAATTAGGTGTGCCACTAGAACTTTATGCGAAACAATTAAATATCACGAAGGAGAGATAAGCATATGACAGATAAAAAAATAGACTCCCGTGCGAGCCAAACCAAAGTTAAACCACAGAAAAAAGTTTGGACTCCACCATCATCTTTAGATGCTCCACCCGCACCAGATGGTTTTAAACACAGGTGGATAAGAGCTGAATCGATGGGTTTTGATGATACATCAAACATGTCGGCTAAGTTAAGATCAGGATACGAATTAGTAAGAGCTGATGAATATTCTGATATAGATTATCCAACTATTGTTGACGGGAAATACAAAGGGGTTATCGGAGTTGGCGGCCTTTTGCTGGCAAGGATACCGGACGAAATTGTTGAATCGCGCAAAGAATATTTTGCACAACAAACTCAAGATCGAAACGACGCGATAGATAACGATTTAATGAAGGAACAGCATCCAAGTATGCCGATCAATAATGATCGACAGACTCGTGTAACCTTCGGTGGTACAAAGAAAAGTTAATTTTTTAACAATTCTTACCAACGAATAAATTAAATCGTACTGGAGGCCCTTCGGGGTAGGTACATAAGGAGATAAAATATGGCTAATCAAGACGCGGCGTTCGGTTTTAAACCTACAAGACATCTTACAGGTGGACAAATCAGAACGGAAGAATACGCTATAGCAGCAAACCACGGAACATCGATTTTCAATGGTCAAGTGGTTGAAGCAGTAGCAGCGGGCGGTATTGAACAAGCGGCAGCTGGAGACACTCAACAATTAGGTGTGTTCGGTGGTTGCTTCTTTACTGATCCGTCAACAAGCAAACCAACATTCAAAGCTTTTTATCCTGCAAGCACAAACGCTTCGGATATTGTAGCTACGGTGTTTGCGGATCCATTTATCGTGTTTGAAGTACAACATGATTCAGACGGTGGAACAGCTGGTACATCAGCTATGAATAATTCTGCATTTGATTTTGTCGGAACTAGTGGCAGCACTATTTCTGGTCAATCAACTTCAGAGTTAGACACATCAACTTCTGGAACATCTGGTGGTTTTAAACAAATCGGTATATCAAAAGATCCGGAAAATAGTGACGAGTCATCAGCTAATGCGAATGCATACGTTGTATTCAATACTGGTGAACATGTCTTTAAATTAACAACAGGCGTATAATTTTAGAATAGGAGATAAATTATGGCAATATCACGATCACAACTCGTAAAAGAGTTAGAGCCAGGATTGAATGCACTATTCGGCCTGGAATACCAAAACTATGCAGATGAGCACACTCAAATTTTCGATATTGAAAATTCTGACAGAGCTTTTGAAGAAGAAGTGATGTTATCTGGTTTCGCTAATGCTTCAGTTAAACCTGAAGGATCAAGTGTAAACTTTGATACAGCACAAGAAACTTTCACTGCTAGATACACACATGAAACGCTTGCTTTAGCGTTCTCAATCACTGAAGAAGCGATTGAAGATAACTTGTATGACAGACTTGCGTCTAGATATACAAAAGCGTTAGCTAGATCTATGGCTAACTCAAAACAAGTTAAAGCAGCAAACGTGTTAAACAATGCGTTTAGCTCGTCTTTCACAGGTGGTGATGGTAAGGAGCTTTGTGCTACTGACCACCCAATCGTTGCTGGAACATTCAGAAATGAATTGTCAACTGCAGCTGACTTAAACGAAACATCGTTAGAGCAGTCGTTAATTGACATTGCAGCACTTACTGATGAAAGAGGTCTAAAAATTGCAGCAAAAGGAGTTAAAATGATAATTCCTTCAGCGCTTCAATTTACTGCTGAAAGACTTATGAAGACAGCAGGAAGAACTGGAACTGCAGATAATGATATCAATGCAATTGGTAGCATGGGAATGATTCCACAGGGTTATACTGTGAACCATTACTTAACTGATACTGATGCGTTTTTCATTAAGACTGATGTTCCTAACGGATTAAAAATGTTCGTTAGAGCACCAATCAAAACTGCAATGGAAGGTGACTTCGAAACTGGAAACGTAAGATACAAAGCTAGAGAGAGATATTCTTTTGGATTCTCAGACCCTAGAGGTATCTTCGGATCACCAGGCGCAGCGTAATCTAAATAATTTTGTGGCCGGACATAGTTCGGCCACATTGCAAACAGAAAGTAGAATAATGAAAAAATTCCTAGTAAATATTTGGGCTTATGACTATCACACAAAATTTGAAGTTTTGTCTGAAGATAATCCAAATTCTCTTGAAAAATCAGTCCTTGACAAATTGGGAGAAAAGAGTATTAATTGGGAAAAAACGGGAATGTTTGGCCCGTTAAATAGAATAACCTATGAGGAGGTTATCCATGATACAAGACCTATACAAAACAAAAAGGTCCTTGGAGTTGAAGTGGGAACAGGAGCATCTGTCTAATGGTAGATATACTCTTGAAATGGTCAGAATTGATGACAAAGTTAAAGAAGTCATTACGAAGATCAAGCTGGAAGAAGCAGCTATTGCCCATAGACAAAATGTTGTCGAAGGTGCAGCTCCGCAAGTTTCTGTAGCTACTTAATAAAAAGCTACATCGTTGGAAAACATCATCCGCACTACACACTCTCTTGCACTCTATTAAAAACTGTTGTACAAAAGTCACACTATACAAATTAAAATAAATTAAATGTAGACGCGTATAGTCGACATCCCTAGGGACTGCATTTAAAATATCTAGGAGGATATTAATATGGCTAATACAACTTTTAATGGTCCGGTAAGAGCAGAAGGTGGTTTTAAACAAATCTCTAAAAACTCTTCTACTGGTGCTATTACAGATAACACAACTATCGACTCAAGTGGAAACATTTCAGGCGGTGGTACACTAGCAGTAACAGGTGCAACTACTTTAACTGGTTCTCTTATTGCTAACTCTACAACAAATGCTATCGGAACTACAAAAGTTCAAGCATTTGGAGCATCACTTGCAGCTACAAATGGTGGTACTACTACATATGCAGACAATGATATATTAGTAGAAATAGGAGATTTGGATGCAACATTACCAACTACTTTTGCTAACAGTACAGCACCAACACATTTCTTAATTGAAAAAGTGTTGATTAAAACTCAAGTAGCATCAGGTGGTACTCATGTTGGAAACATTCAAGCTTCAGCAACTTCAGGAACTGCAACTAACTCAGCTGTTTCATCAGGAACAGAAATAGTTGGTGCAGGTGCAACAGCAATTGATACATTTATTTCAGCAGCGCCAAGTGTTACTGAAATTGATATTAATTTAAATAACAGTGCAGGTGCAATTCACGTGTTCACACCGAACATAACTTTACCTGTTGCAACTAAAAGTTTATATCTTTGTACTACTACAACTATTAATAATAATTCTTTCCAAGCTGGAAGATATGCTATTACAGTTGAGTACTCATTAGTATAATAACAATTAATGTGGGGCTTCGGCCCCACAGTTTCTTAATTAAGGAGGGAAACAAATGGCAGATACAGTACAAGGACCAGATATCTTACAACAAAACGATAAGAGAGTGGTTATTAAAATAGTAAATCAATCAGACGGATCAGGAGGAACAACTGTTTTTGCAGATGTTTCTGAACTTGCAGCTAACGCAGCAGGTGAGTCTTGCACACATGTAACTCTACAAAGAGTATGGTGGTCATGTTCAAATGGAGATGGTCAAGATTCTTTTGCTCGTTTAGATTATGAAGATTCAGATGGAGATATTCCAATTATAACTTTAGTAGACTCAGGATACTGGGACTTT